CATATTGTTTAACATGTGGCCAATGTTTTTTCAGCACTTTTCTTGAATACAAATCTACATCACAAAAAGCTGCTGTTTCAAAACCACCAGTGGCTTCAAGTCCAAGACTGAAGCCACCGATGCCACTAAATAAATCTAAATGTTTTAAAATGGTAACTCCTCTTCGTTATTATCAACTTCTGGAACTGGTAACTTTTCAACTCTATTAAATGCTTTTGACTCTACCTTCCACATTCTTTGATCTTTCTTTTCTGCTTTTCTAACAATAGAATCTGCTCCAAGTTCTCTTAATCTTGCAGCTATTCTCACTGCATCAAATCCTCTGAACCTTTGCTTTTCTAAATATTGTTCTAAAAATTTTGTTCTAAAATAAATAAAACCCTCTTCATGAAAACATTTACCATAGTTAACTTCATCAATTGTCATGGCTTTTCCTAAATCATTTACAAAAGAATATAGGTGTTGATCAAATCTACCATCTAATGTAGCATCATCCCCCATCTCTTCTATTTGTGCGCTTGCTCCAATAAGTTTTAATCTTTGTTTCCAATCTTTCTTTGACATTTCTGGCAGCACTACATTAATTTGATCAAACACAGCTTTTGCAAATCTATTGTAATCAAACAAATCATCTGTTCTCACACGAACTATTTGTTTATCAATTGTTATGAACCAAAAAGAATTTTCTGTTTGATATTTTTTTACATCAGTAAAGTCTTGTTCTAAATCATCATCAATACCAAATTCTCTAGTCTTACACACATGACTAACACAAAAATTACACATAGGACTTGCCTTGCAAGTATAACCTTCATAATCTTTTTTCTCATGAGATCTAACTGTCTTTGTTAAAACTTGAAATGACAAAGGTGGTTTAATATATTGTTGATTAAACTCTGATAGTTTATCTTTCCATTGCTCTGGCCATTTTCTTTTTGCGTAAATTGTATAATGAGTGAGAGCATTATCACGTCCTCCGTTTGGAGTATTAGTGCCCTCCACTATCCCCATGCCCATCAAAGTTTCTAAACATGGAGGTCCATCAAATTCTTTTTCTTTTTTTGTTTTAAATTTTATTTTTTTAAGATCTTCTTTTTTAACTTTGTACTTATCGTATAAATCAAAAAACTCATCCAAGCTAGCAGCACTACCATCATCAAGGTAAGCATAACGCATAGTGTTATTAGCATTAAAGTAAGGTAGATTAAGCCACGAACCAACATCCCCTCTAGCTGAGTTAACCATAACTTGTTTTGGAAATATTTCACAACTACCATAACCAATCGCTCCAGCTATCTCTTGTAGTTTGTCCACCATATCTTTTGCTGAAATCAATTCTTCTGTAAATAAAAATAAATGTGCACCACCGCTTTTTGATCGACATGCTACCAATGGTATTTTATTTTCTCTGATTGTGGAAATTATTTTTTTAATATCTAAAGGATAAGTATCAATATCAATACAACCCCAAGTACAATTGCTATCATCTCTAATGGGGATACTTCCAAGACTAGGTGCCTTACCCTCAAGATGATCTTTCCATAGTGCATCTGATAGAGCACCTCTTTTAGTAACTGCATTACCACCTACCTTTTCTCCTTTTTTATCGCCAGGTGTGTATTGACCATATGCCCTATCCAAACCCTCAAATATTTTTTTAAATTTTTCTATGTTCATTCTCTACATTTTGATGATGCAGCCCTATGACCATGCACGTGAGAAACATTTAGATTGTAGAACCATGCATGGTCTAACGAAGAGGGCTGAACTCCGCATCTCGTTTCTACAACCTAACCTTTAAAACGGTGGATTATCTTGTGATGTTTTATCCTCCTCCATCTCTGGCTGAAGTTTGTCTTTAGCTGCACTCATCTCTTTAGAAAAAGATGATGCCTCTTGAACATGTGCTTCATTTGTAAGCATAGAGTCCAACTCTATCTTCCATTTATACCAGGTTTTATCCCCATTCTTAGCCTTCTCTGATTTAAGAAGATAAGTATGCGACCACATTGGTGGAGTAAAATAAGCCCCTTTTGAATTTTGGATCTTCAAATTCTTCATCTTACTATTCCAATTTCTACTTGGAGTAAGTTGCGATGACTTCATTGAGATCACTGCTTGACTTGTTTCACCCTTTCCCCCCACAATTAACACAAAGTAATTAGCTGTCTCTTCGATGTAATTACCTGAGTTATCATTTTTATAAAACTTGTTATCATCGCCACGTATTGTGTCATTCATGACTTCTTTTGATTGGTGCACGGCCACTGGACCTTTAGCACCACTACCAACAGGAGCCCACTCAACGTAAGTCTTATGATAAACACAAGGGATAACTTTTACTCCTTGATCACCAGACCACGAATCTCCAGTGACAGAATTAAAAGCATGACCAGCTCTAAGAGACTCGTCATTTTCTATTTCTGGAGACATAGCTTGTAAAAGTTTTAATCTAGGAAGCTGCAGATCATCTGCACCCATTTCTTCAAATCCTGTATCAACTCCTTCGAATTGATTCATGATTGCAACAGCACCGCTGTTAGTCTTTGCTTGTACTTGTTTCTTTTTAGTCATACTTCATACCTCATTGTTTAAAGTTACGATTGCTTGATACTGACTTTATTAAGCCTAAAGGCACCAAACAATTTCTCATCAAAATCTACACCATCTCTGGACTTTGCATTCAAATACGAACGTAACGTACTTGGATGTATTGATGAGTTTTCATTCGGAACTAATCCCGAATTCTCTGCTAGTGTTTGAATTCCTGAGCTACTTTGTCTTCGCCCTTTTTAAAATCCACACTAACTATGTTCTTTATTATATCACCATCGCCTTGCTTACGCACCCAATTAAATGCATCTTCTTTATTTTCTTCTTTAATACTGCAATACAATTGTTCTTTTGTGGTGACTTTAGATCCATCTGTAAGTTTTAATTCAGACACACCTTTTGATTGAAGAAGATCGGTAATGCTATCCGCCAATACTTGTTCTTCTTCTTTTAATTTTTTTACTTTGATCTCTGTCAATTCTATTTGTTCTTGAACGGAACGAATACGTTCAATCTCTGATCCTAATTGACCGAGAGCTTCATCATCTATTTTATTAAATGACTCAGTAGATTGATCTTCAAATAATTTTGTTATTTTATTCATGTCTCTCTCCCATAATTTTGTATTTAATACTTGCAATTTATCTCATAGTCAACTATTAATAAAAAAAAATGAGTGAATATAATTTTAAGACTAAGCCGTATGCCCATCAGTTAGAGGCACTAAAAAACTCTTTTAATAAGGAATACTATGCCTTTTTCATGGAGATGGGGACTGGTAAATCAAAAGTATTAATAGATGAAATTGGTGGATATTTTTTACGAGGTAAGATTGACAGCGCTATTATTATCGCACCAAAAGGTGTATATCGTAACTGGGAAAGAGGTGAGTTACCCACACATTTATCAGATGATGTGCCTCATACCATTGCAGCTTGGAAAGCTCCAAGTGAAATGACAAAGGATGATAAGAAAAAATTAAAAGATATTGTGCAACCGAATGGTAAACTTCGTATTGTGTTAATGAACATTGAAGCTCTTAGTGGTAGTGTTGGAATAAAATATGCAACACATTTTTTAAATAGAAATATATCTCTTTTAGCAATTGATGAATCAACCACAATTAAAACACCGACAGCTTCAAGAACTAAAAATGCTATAAAAATCAGTAAGTTAGCTAAGTTTAAACGTATCATGACGGGATCTCCAGTAACTAAAAATCCACTTGATGTGTATTCACAATTAGAATTTTTAAGTCCAGATATATTACGAAAAAATTATTGGGCGTTTAGATCTAGGTATGCTGTGTTAGTGCGTAGGAATTTTGGCGCACGGTCCACGCAACTAGTCGTAGGATTTCAACGCCTGCCAGAATTAAATGAAATAATAGATCAACATTCTTTTAGAGTATTAAAGGAGGATTGTTTGGATTTACCAGAAAAAATTTATACAAGAAGATTTGTTTCATTAACAAAAGAACAAGTTCAGGCTTACGAAGAGATGAGAAGATTTAATATAACAGAAGTGGATGGTAAAACCATGACAAGTTTATCAACACTGGCTGCACTGATACGTTTACATCAAATAACTTGTGGCCACATAACTTTTGATGATGGCGAAACAAAAGAAATAAAAAGTAATCGTATAAATGAATTACTAAACATACTTGAAGAAGTAAATGGTAAAGTTATTATTTGGGCTAACTATAGATTTGATATTAAAAATATTGAAAGAACACTATCAGAAAAGTTTGGACCAGAATCTGTTGCTACATATTATGGTGATACAAAAGATAGAGATCGCCAAGACATAGTCGATAGATTTCAAGATAAGAATTCTAAATTAAAATACTTTGTTGGTAATCCATCAACGGGTGGTTATGGTTTAACATTAACTGCAGCTCACACCGTTATATATTATTCCAACACTTATGATTTAGAAAAGCGTATGCAATCAGAAGATAGAGCGCATCGTATTGGTCAAGTAAATAAAGTTACTTACATTGATATGATTGCTGAAGGCACAATTGATGAAAAGATTGTGCAAAGTCTTCGTAGTAAGATTGACATTGCTAGTGAGGTGATGGGGGAAGAAATTAAAAACTGGGTTATTGAACCTATTAAAAAAAGAAAGGAGTCCTAATGGACACAAGTAAATATAAATCTGTAGCCACAAAGATGGATACATATAACAAAGCAAAAATTATTGCTAATCATTCGCATCGATCTATTGGAGCTGTTATCTCCATGTTGGTTGATCAAGAGTGGAATAAACAAAAGCCACAAGTTAAAAAAGAATTGAAGAGTGCTGCGTGATGTTTCATTTTTGGCACATATCCGCAATCGTATTGGTATTCTTTCTTGGTGTTGTTGTAGGCAAAGAATTATTTTGGAGACGAACATCTAAACAAGCTATGAATTACTTGTTGCGTGATCTTTCGAATCAATTAAAAAAGAATCAATTAAAGATTGTAAAAACAAATGGTGAAGAAAAAAAATTTAAAGACTTACTTAGAGATAGAGTACAATAAACTTCGAGCTTCAGCCCTTCGTGATCCACGGACCACGAAAGAAGTTGCAGTAAGAATGCGTTTACATCGTGTTGAATCTATTATAAGGGGAAGATATGGGCAAAATCATTTGTGGGAGTTGCAAGGGCAACGGGTATATAAGGCTTAAATTTGAAGCAGAAGAATTTATACACCAATGCGAAATATGTAACTCGGAGGGCGAAGTTAAGGATGATGAATACTATCATCAAACATGGTCAGATGGCACAACAGATGAGACAACCTCATTCTATTATGGACCGCCACTTGACCCAGAAGGCTTTAAAAACTACAAAATTTATCGCAAGTAATCCCGTAATAAAGTTTGACGGAGAGCCACCTTTTTGATACCATGCGCCCGAACAAAGGCCATGTATGAGTATAAGATTGCCTAATAGTCCTGTGAGTAGAATATCCAGGTGTTTCAAATGCAATAATCTTTCTGTTGAGTTTTGGAATCCAAAGTATAATCGCAGCTACACTGTAGAAGAATGGCTCACCATTTGTGAAGAAGGAAAGGATGCTTTACGCAAGATCCTTAGACCTATTGTTGAAGATCCTAAATGGTTCTTCGACTAGAATTTTTTCCCACCGATTCTTTTTGAATTGATATGCCTTCTGATCCCTTCTATTTTCTGTGTATCCTTTATGTTTTTTGTTTCTTGTATTCCAATTACTTGTTGCTTTTCTAAGTCTTGTTTGTCCTGTTACTTTCCAATTGACAGCTCGTAAGCTGCTACCTGGTTCTGTTTCCAAGGTATAGGTGATTATTCGTTCACCGCCCATGGCCCTCCATATCTTTTCACATCTAGCATAGAGATACGAACAAGCGTTCTTTGGTGCAG